TGAACACGCCCGTGGCATGTCGCGGATGTACAACTTTTTTATGGAGATCGCTGGACAAAATGATTGATATAACCCCTTGTGGACACCGTTTATTGATTGAACCGAAACTGGCAGAAGAAGTCACTAAAGGCGGGTTAATCATCCCAAGCGCGGCGCGGGACAAAGAGCAACATGCGACCACGGAAGGAACTATCCTCAAGATCGGGCCACAATGCTGGTTGGCGTTCGCCGACGGCAAACCGTGGGCGGAAGTGGGTGACACGGTTATTTACGCCCAATACGCCGGGCATACAGTGAGAGACCCTGAAACCGGCGGGTTGGCGGTGTTGCTTAACGATAACGACATCATCGGGATAAAAAGGGAGGGATAACCAATGCTGAACCCGAAAGAAAACGACGACGGGTCAATAGATTTAATCGAGGATTTTAGCGAGGGCGCCACGCCGCCCGCCCCAGACGATAAAAGGTTTGACAACCCTCCTCTGCCCCAGTCCCCCTCCAACGATTCTGAAGGGGACGATGAGGGGCAGGAGTTATCCCCTCCCGATAAATTAGACGAGGATGAAAAGGACGTTGAACTTTCCGCCTACAACGACATTATTGAAAAAGAGGCGCGGCGGCGCGGGTGGGAGTCGCCAGAGGAGCGTGCGAAAAGGGGACTTAAACCGGGGGTGTCCGCGATGGAGTTTGTCCATCGCGGACAGTACATATCACAAGACCCTAAAAAGCTGGCGCGGATGTTGACGGAAAAAGACCAGGACATCACCCGCCTTCAAGAAGCTGTGTCCACGCACAGCGCGGAGATGAAGAAGTTCCAGGATTTTCACGCCCGACAATTGAAACTGGAACGGGCAAAGACCATCCGGGAGTTGACGGAGGAGCGCAATAAAGCCTTGGTAGACGAAGGCGATGAAGATAAAGCCGGGCAACTTGACGACCGTATCCGTCTGGTTAAAAACGAGATGGAAGCCGATGCCGCCACCCCGTCTGTGTCTGCGCCTGCGGGGAAAGAAATGGTGCGTAACGTGGAAATACCACCCGGCGCCGTCCCGGAGTTTAAACGGTTTATCGAGGAAACAGACTGGTTTGGGACGGACGTAAAAAAAACAGAGTTTGCCAAGGCGTTCGCGGCGTACCTGACGAATTCGGGCGCCGGGAAAGAAATGTCGAACGCTGATTTTTACAAAACCGTGAAGGATCGGACGGAGAAAGAATTTCAGACACACAAACCCCCTGTTATTAGCGGGAAACGCGGCGGCGGCGAGACCCGGCCCGGCAAAACCCGCACGTTCGCGGATTTGGCGCCGGACGACAGGAAAGTAGCGCGTCGGATGATAGAAAATTCCGGGATATCGGAAACGGAATATATGGGTACATTGGAAGGAACCGGCTATTTCGCCGAAAAATAAAAACTTGACACGGAAAGGACGCCATGATATGAAAGAACATAACAAGGGAAATTTTCCCTTAAAGGAGGTCGCCGCCGGGCAACTTGGCGAGGCCATTCCAGCCATATCAGCCGCTCCGGTAGTAGGAGTAGGCAACCAGCCCAAATACAGCCCTAACGACCCCCATCTGAACCAAGTTTTACGGCCAGACCGCAAGCCGATGAATCGGCGCGTAGTCCTTGGCGGACGCGCTTCGAGCAATGAGTTTGTCCCCCGGTGGGTGAAAAACGCGCCAGAGAGGATGAAACAGGCGGAAGAAGCCGGGTACAGGGTTGTTAACCTGTCCCAGGATACCGGCGAAGGGTTCAATACAGGGGAGCCGACGCAGATTGCGGGTAGCGTCATTACGCGGAAAGGCGCGGACGGCGAATTGATCCTGATGGAAATCAGGAAAGATTTCTACGAGCAAGACCGGTCGGAGGACGGCAGGCAAATAAAAGAACTTGAGACGGAGATAACCAGACCCAACTCCGCTAAAGGGCGCGACAAGGTTTATGACGAAACCAATATCCGCCCTAAAAAAGGAGTTGCCACAAATGGACTTTAGGAGATTTATAAATGGCAAACGCAAACAACGCGATGGGGTTCAAACCCGTCGCGGGTGCGGATGGTTTTAGGGTAACGCGCTATTTCATCCCGGCGACGGATGGGAACGCTATGTTCATCGGCGATCCCGTCATCCTGGCGGGTAGCGCAGACGCGGAAGGGACGGCGGCGACCGTCGTTCTGGCCACGGCGGGGACGCCAAACCAGACAGTGGGTATGATCGTTGGTTTTGAACCGAACCGGGGCGACCTTTCAGTCAAACACAGGCTGGCGTCTACTGCCCGGTACGTCCTGGTCATGGACGACCCGGAGGCCATATTCGAGACGCAGGAAGATAGTGTCGGGGGCGCGCTGGCGGCGGTGGATGTCGGCCTGAACGTAGATTTCGTCGCCGGTTCCGGCAACACCACCAGTGGTTATTCCGGCTACATGCTCGATTCCAGCACAAAAGCGACTACGGCGACCTGCCAGTTTAAGCTTTTGAGGTTGGTGAACCGGGCTGATAACGCCCTTGGCTCTTATGCCAAATGGCTCGTAAAGATCAACAATCACCAGTACCAGGGTTCGACCGGTACGGCTGGCGTATAAGGAAAGGATAAAAAATGCCCGTCACAAATACCGGATCAATCTCAAAACTCTTGCAGGCCGGGATATCTACGGTTTTCCAAAAAACCTATAAAGAAAAACCCGCACAGTGGTCAAAACTTTTCGAGGCGCGAACCTCCAAGAAAAACTATGAGGAGGACGTTGGCCTGACCGGGTTGGGTCTAGCCCAAGTCAAACCGGAAGGACAGGGAGTCCAGTACGACGAAGAAACCACGGATTACATCCACAGGTATATCCATGTGGTGTATGCTTTAGGATTGGCAATCACCGAAGAGGCGCTTGACGACGATCAGTACGCGGTGTTGGGAGCCAGGAAAGCCGCGTTGTGCGCGTTTTCTATGCGGCAAACCAAAGAGATTGTCCATGCGAACCTGTTTAATCGCGGGTTTAACGCCTCTTACCCAATTGGCAACGGGCAACCGTTGTTCTCGTCCGCGCATCCTCTTGCGGGCGGCGGGGTGGGACGGAACCAGTTGGCCGTCGCCGCCGACCTGTCTGAACTGGCCCTCGAACAGGCCCTGATTGACATCGCAGACATCCGCACCCCGCGAGGGATGCGGATCGCGCTGGACGGAATCAGCCTGCATATCCCCAAATCTTTACAGTTCGAGGCTGGGCGGATACTCCAATCCACGGGACAGAACAATTCCGCCAACAACGCGATCAACGCTATGAAAGAAGCTGGCGCGTTCAAAGGCGGGGTCCACTGCAACGACTATTTCAGCGACGCGAACAACTGGTTCATCAAAACGGACTGCCCGGAAGGGTTAAAAAGTTTCCAGCGCCGTGCGCTTCGCGTGAAAGAGGACAACGACCACGACAGCGGAAACATGCTGTTCAAAATTGATGAGCGGTACTCCTGCGGAGTCACCGACTGGCGGGCGGTTTTCGGGTCCGCCCCGGCGTAGGTTTTATGCCCCGGAAGGTTCTACGCCTTCCGGGGTTTACTAAGTGGATGAGGGGAATCCCCCCTTGTTGGAGAACAATGTTCACGAAAGGATTTAGATCATGCCTACTCGATTTCCCGGCGGGTTGACCACCGCAAAATCTTCTGAAACGCTGGGGATGTTCATAGACGTAGACCCCACGAAATACCACCTGTATTTTGACGATTTCGACGTTTACACCGCCGCAAACTGGACGGTCACGGAAACCGGCTCGGGTACACGCGCCATAAACGACGAAGACGCCGGGGCCTTGCTTGTCACGAACGCGGCGGGAATAGCCGACGCCAACTATTTCCAGCTTCTTAAACAGACGTTCACATTCACGGCTGGGAAGAAACTCTGGTTCAAAACCAGATTCAAGATAAGCGATGCGACGTTGGCGGATTTCATTATCGGGTTGCAAATTAGAGACACTACGCCGCTGGCCGTTTCCGATGGCGTGTACCTGTTCAAACCCACGGGCGCGGTTTCGCTTAAAGGGTATCAGGATTTCAACAGCGCGCAGGTGATAACCACGTTGGCGGATTTGGCGAACGGGACTTACGTTACCGCCGGGTTCTATTTTGATGGCGTGTCAACGATATCCTGGTTCGTTAACGACGCGATGGTGGCCCGCTCGTCCGCCGCAGTCACGTTGCCCACAACGTCGCTCTGCGTCTCTTTTGGCCACAAAAACGGAGAGGCCGTCGCCAAAATATTGAACCTCGACTACATCCTGGCGGCCAAAGAAAGGTAGTAGTTTATGAGGCCAATAAGCCGATTTTATACGCCGACGGGCTTAAACGCGACGGGGTTCTCCTCCAACGTAACCGGGGCGACATGGCCGTTGACGGCTACAGAAGTCGGCGATGGGCTGGCTCACCAAGTCACCATTCATGGAGACGCCGCTACCGACCATTCGCTCAAGACGGCGGTCATCACCGGTTCCGACGCAGACGGGCGGACGCAGACGGAGACCGTGGCGTTACCAAACGGCGCAACCACGGTAACGTCCACAAAGTATTTCAAGGTTGTGACCAGCGTAGTCCCGTCGGCGACCATCGGGGCCGATACAATGGATATAGGTTGGAACAACCTCTGCGCCACACCCACGGTTGTTTGCGACCCGTACCGGAAATCCCCGCCGAGGTTGACGGTGACGGTCACCGGGACAATAAATTTCACAGGGGAAGAATGTTTTGAGAACATCCTTGGGGAAGGCGTGACCCCTGCCTTTTTCGCAATCACGGCGTTGACCAGCAAAACGGCGAACACGTCCGGCAGTTCGACGGGCGCGTGTATCGGGTTGCGTGTGACTACGGCCTCGTTTACAGCCGGAGCCACATTCACCCTGCTTGTTTCCCATTTAGGGTAAACGGCGGTGGCCTGGGAAAAGGGGTCGGCCAACGGGGATTGTGATATTTGCGGAGAGACGTATAAAACGTCCCAACTGAAAAAACAGTGGAATGGCCTGCTGGCGTGTGACGGGTGTTGGGATACAAGACATCCGGGCGACCTGCCGCCGCGTGGCGTTGGCAGGGAACGGAACCGCGTAAAGAACCTGCGTCCGCGAGGCGACTTGGAGTTTTTATTGCCCGGTGACGTTACGGAGAACGACTTGTGACGACATCGGGCGTGACCGCGCTGGCGTTTACGGGTAACGACGTCATAGCTATGGCTCTGCGACAAATCGGCGTTTACTCAAAAAACGAGGTGATAGACGCCAACGATTTGGAAGACGCGACGCGGGTTTTAAACCTGTTACTGCTGTCATGGCAGAATAAGGGGTTGTCGTTGTCAAGAGCGCAAGACTGTTACCTGTTTCTCAAAAAAGGGCAGTATCGGTATGTCTTGGGCGGCGCGGCATCCGAACATATTACCGATCGGTATACCAAAACCGCGTTGGCGGCAATAGCCGCGACCGGCGCTGGAAACGTAACATTAACCGACACGACGGGATTGACGACTGGTGATTTTATTGGCGTGTTGATGGATACCGGCGTGATCCACTGGACGACCGCCACCACCCAAACGAACCCTGTTGGGTTGACGACCCCCATGTCCGGCCCTGCGGCGAGCGGCGCGGCAGTCTACTTCTATACAACGAAAGTGTCGCGTCCGTTGCGTCTGTTATCCGCCCGGCGACGGACTCCGACACTTTCGGACATTCCGTTTGGCGATCCTGTGGCGCGGGAAGATTACAACCGGATGCCCAACAAATTTGGCACGGGGACGCCCAACGTCGTTTATTACGACCCGTTACGCGACACTTACGGACATCTGTATCTCTGGCTACCTCCATCACACGAGAAAGATATACTGTGCCTGACGGTGATCCGCCCGATCGAATTGTTTACATCGGGTTCCCAAACCCCGGACGTCCCGGCGGAAATGTACGAGGCGTTGACTTGCAACTTGGCGTTGAGGTTGGCGAACGAATATCACGAAGTCAACCCGGAGATATACGCAAAAGTACAGGCGGCGGCGACCTCAAGCCTTATGGCCGCCAGTATGTTTGACAACGAACTGGCCCCTGTAAAATTCGAGCCCGAAAGGTAAAGATGGCTAATTTATACCCGTTGCCTAAACAACATTATCACGCGCCGGACGGGGCGTTGGCGGTCGGTTACCAACTCTGTTTTTTTGAGCCGGGAACCGCAGACCCAAAGACTACATGGCAAGACCCGTTACAGGTTGCGACAAACACCAACCCTGTGATCCTGGATGCGCGTGGCGAAGCCGACGTATGGTTAACCGGGACGTATGACGTGGCGTTAAAAACGCCGGGCGGCGCGACCGTATGGACGGTTTTGGCGTATTCGGGAGGCCCCATTTCCACGGTTTCCACGGCTCAAGAAGGTCTGGTTGAAAACGGGAGTTTTGAAGCGAACACTATAGATAACACGATCCCCGATGGTTGGGATATTACGACGTACAACCCATCGGGGGTGTTTACTTACGATACGACTACGCAATCCAACGGGTCTAAATGCGTGAAGTTCACCAGCGCAGGGGTTGGCGGCGGGTACGCGCAGACATCCGGTTATATTGTGGCCGATGAGTTAGCGACATACGAAATCGCGTTTAAATACAAAACGGACACGGCAAACGTGCGGGTGGTGGCGGAAATTTTCTGGTACACGGCGGCGTTGGGGAGCCTTGCGCCAACAACGGTATTGGACGATTCAGCGACTAACCCGGCGGTCTGGACGCTTAAATCGTACGGGGTCACGCCGCCCGCCACGGCCAGGTACGCAAAGATAAGGTTAACCGGATGTCATTCGTCCGTGGGTACGCATGGGAGCGCGTGGTTCGATAACGTAGAACTGCGCCGGACGGTTTCCCTGACAACCGGCGTGTCTGGGATACTGCCGGTCGCAAACGGCGGCACGAACTCCGCCACCGCCGCCGCCGCACGGACGGCGTTAGGCGCGGCGGCTTCCGGGGCGAACGCCGACATAACGTCTATAACGGGACTCGCCAGTATCAACGGTGCGGCGTTCAGCGGGTTCAAAAACGCTTTTGTCAACGGTGATATGATTTTTGACCAATGGTTTGAAGGCACGTCCCAGACGTTCGGGGCGGCATTGAGCTACGCTCTCGACCAATGGTTTGGCTACAGTGTGGGGGCCGCCGTCACCGGGTCGCGGATAGCTGGATCAGAGAAATCGCAATACCGGTATCGGTTCAACGGGGCCGCGTCGGTCACGGCGATAGGGTTTGCTCAACGGATAGAGGCTAAAGAAACGACCCGGTTCAACGGGTCAACGATAACCGTATCCGTTGATTTGGCAAACAGCCTGCTTACAACCGTGACATGGGTTGCGTACCGTCCTACGACTACGGCGGACACGTTCGGGACTATAGCGTCGCCCACGGTGACGCCACTGGCCACCGGGACGTTCACCGTGACTGGCACAATTTCCCGGTATAACGCGCAGATATCGCTCGGCGCGACCGACGCCAGTAAAGGGCTTGAAATAATGTTTTATGTGGGCGCGCAAACGTCTGGGACGTGGACGATTGGCGCGGCTCAGCTGGAACATGGAGCAACAGCCACGCCGTTTGAACCAGTCCCGTTCGCTATTGAAAAACTCCGGTGCCAGAGGTTTTTCTACAAATCGTACCCTCCCGGTGTACAGGTCGCCATCGCGCCGATTACAGCCAGTTCAGTTGGGGCCATTATGTTTATGGCGGGTAAAGTTGGCGCTGCTCAACAGTATTGTCCAACTCATCCTTTCCCCGTGGAGATGAGGGCAATCCCGGCCGTAACATTCGTAAACCCACTGGTAAACAACAACCTTCTTAGGGATTATACGGCGGCGGTGGACGGCGGCGCCCCGAGCGCCGCCTGGATGAGCGCAAACAATTTGTTGTTGTATGCGACAGGCAACGCCGCAACCGCCGTTGGGAACTGTCTGCAAATACATGTGGTCGCCACGGCTTATATACCGTAAAAAAAAGGGGAATAAACGATGGAACCGGGAGAACCGTTGACGTTGGAAACCGCGAAGAAATGGCGGATCGCCACCATAAACGACGAATGTTCAAACCGCATCTTCGCCAAATGGCCCGCCGGGTTGCAATCAAGTATAGGCCTTGGGTTGTACCCCGGCCTTGTTGACCTATGCAAAGCCGATATCGCGACCACGGTGGCCGCATCCAACGCGCAGGGGCGGGATGTCATAAACGCCTGCGCCACAATCGGGGACGCGCAGGCGGTGACTGTCGTCTGGCCTATCATTTAAGGGGTAATAAAAATGCCGAACGGGGTAGGTTTTGATTTAGCCGCGCATCAAGCAGATGTGTCTAAACGCAAGGCGGTGAAAGATGAGTTCGCCGCCGACGTGGATAAAGATAAAGTCACGCCCAAAGCTCTCAATGACCGGTTAGCGAGGGTGGAGACACTGGCGGGGTTACGATGACGGAACTTAACGAAGAATGTTCAAAATTCCAAATCCAGACCTCCGTTGACATCGGGAAATTCGGGGTGAAACTCGACGCGATAAAAGACGAATTCCAGCGGACAAGTGAATCTACTATTGCGAGGTTGGAAGCGTTGGAACAGGAGAACAAAACGGTTTCCCGGATGGTGATGGGAGTTTTGTCTACGGGCTTGATAGGCGCGGCTAGTATTATTTATCGCAATTTGAGCGGCAAATAATGACGATCCGGGATTTTGCCCGGCATTATATAAACCCTCTACATATTTATTGTTGGCTATCGCGGATATTAGGGAAACGGGTGGCGTGGGAAATCGCCGCCTGGTTTGAACGTAAATTAAAGGCCGTGGAATGATAAAAATACTGGCGTTGATTATCGCCCTCGCCGGGCGGATATCCCAAATCGCTTACGATGAGCGGCGTATGAACAGGCCGCCACACAAAGGCGACACGATATGAATAAGGATAGAGAATGAACCGCGCAGGGGTTGACCTTATAAAAAAATATGAGGGATTCCGTGGCGAGCGTTACCTGTGTCCCGGCGGCAAACCAACAATTGGGTATGGGCATGCGATCCTGCCGGGGGATGCGTTCGATGAACCGATAACGGAAGATTTTGCAGAAAAACTTTTACTGCGCGATATCGCAAAATTCGAGGCGCGGGTAGTTGATATCGTTCATACGGACGTGGCGGAGAACCAGTTAGCGGCGTTGGTTTCGTTTGCGTACAACCTCGGCGTGGCGGCATTGAGAGATTCGACGCTTTTGAGGCTGGTCAATAATCACAACATGAAATCCGCCGCGTTGGAATTCGGGCGATGGAATCACGCGGGGGGAAAAGTCTTGGCGGGATTGACAGCCCGGCGCCAGGCCGAACGTGAACTTTTTGAGGCTAAACAGGAAGAATAATGATCGGCTGGTTGTCCAATAAGTGGAACTGGTTTGTGGATAATTTTCTACGATGAGGCGGTATGAAAACACTTGGTCGGGCGCTTACAGATAATGAGCGAGCTTTCGTCAAAGCATTTGGCGGGAATCAAGTATTAAACCAAATGGAGAAAAGCGAAAACATGACCTTCAAACAGTTCAATGACGAGATAAACGCCAATCCCGATGGTGGGTCAAGAGAGGTAGTTTCCCAACCCGTTTATCTGCCATCGGTACGAATTGGTTTTATCGCTTTAAAATCTGTTTTCAGATGGATTATCAGGAAAATAACAGGAGGGTAAACGATGTACAAACTCGCAA